CGAAGCAGCGGGAGTGGCGGCGGGCTGTCGGCGATGAGCAGCCTCCGAAACTGAAATGCGGGATCCGCGGCTGTGCGGCGAGGGGTGTGGAGGTGCCGGCGTGGCGGTTTGTTCGTGGAGGCCGTCGCATCGTGAAATCCCATTGTGAGGCGTGCGGTACGGCGTTGACGGGTGCGGAGAAGAGCGAGGAGACAGCATGAGCGTCGACGCAGGCCGAATGGAAGCTCAGCGACGCCTGCGCAGGCTGCGGGCCATCCAAGCAAAGTTCGACGCCGAGAACCAGCCGATAACTACCGAGACGATCCCGGTCGTGCTGGAAAATGTGGTGGTTCCGACTCGGCTGAAGGCTCTGGCGTTCGAGGCGCTGGAATCGGGAGAACTACCAATGGAGTTGCCGTGATCAACATACGCCTACTGAAAGAAGAGCACGATGAGTACCTCGGCTCACTAGACCCCCGAGCTACCTGGCCGCAGCTACGGCCGTCAGATCCGATCTTTCGGGCAACACAGGCCGTATTGGACGCTCCCCGCGTCTGGTGGTGTGAAGCCGAACGCCGCGCGAGTCGTGTTGAGCCATCAGAACCATGGGGCGCTCACGAATGCCAACGGATTTTCGACTGCGGGTGGGTTGTGTTGGTTCCTGTAGAGGGAGGCGAAACGTGAGTCGTCAACGTCGTCAGATTGAAGCCGCAGCAAAGTCCAAAGGGTTCCGGGTACGCGAGATGCAATGGACGCCGATAGGCCAGATGGTTGAGATGTCGGGACGTGAGGGCGGATGGTGGCTACTGGCCGAGAGGGACGGCGAGTACCGGGATGCGTTCGGGTACAACGCCGACGAAGTGGTGGCGTACATCAACGAGTGTTGGATTCCTGTAGAGGGCGAGGAACGATGAGACGAGCAGACCTGCAAGTAGTGGCGTCGAGGGACCACGACGACTACCCACGGAGCTACCGCACTCCGACTGACGCCGACATTCGGTCCATGGCCGACGAACTGGCACCGATCATCGTCCAGTGCGGGGAGTGTGAGGGAAGTGGGGAGGACGACAGCGTCGTTGCGACCGCTGGCGGGGCAGAGTCCCCGTGGGACTGCCCGTCCTGCAAAGGCTCCGGTCATGATCCGAAGGTACGGGCGGTGCTGCTCGGGATGCTGATAGACGTGAACCAGTGGCTGGGAGGCTCCGATGAAGGAGACGAGAGCGATGCGAAGTGACGATATAATCCACCCTCCCTGGACCCCCACACAGGTTCGTGCGTTGAACGAGCGGCAGCGATGCGGCATCGTCCACCCCTTCACCTGTCGGCGACGCACTAAGAGCCCACATTGGTACAAGTGGGGTGACTTCGGGATTCTCGTTGCCACAGTGTCGGGGTGGGTCTGTCGTGACTGCGGCTACACCCAGGACTGGGCGTACGACTTCATGTTCAAGGGCGCCTCTCCAACGCGGAAGCACTCAGGAGGCTCCGATGAGTGAACAAGCAATCTGCTTCTGCGGCGCGCATATAAACAAGACGGGACCAACGACCCCGATCCCAACCCCGACACCGGGAGGTTCTGATGCCCCTGCGTGAAGCCTGCAAGCACGGACGATACGAATCGCATTGGGTTGGTGGAGCTGCGGGCATGACCTGCCCTGGCGGGCGTGACCCCGATAAGGACCGTGGCGTGTACGCCAAGTACGAAGTGCGCCGCCGCAACGACCCGAACGGGAAGCACGACGACTGCTGGTACTTCGTGCTCGACCCGACACATGATCCGATCGCGAGGGTGGCCCTGGAAGCGTACGCGGACGAGGCGGAACGGCGCGGGTTTGAGGCGCTCGCGGCTGATCTGAGGCTGCCTGCTGCTGGCCTTCCTGATCTGGCGCATCGTCCCGACTTGTTGCCCGAGTTGCCACATGAACGGGGGAGGTTCTGATGCCCCTGCGTGAAGCCTGCAAGCACGGACGATGGGAGTGGCATCTGGTCAACCCTTCGGGGGTGAAGCCCCATTTGCCGTGCGATGGCGGTCGTGTCCTGTCCGACGCGGAAGCTCTCAGGACGCTTCTGTTCGACGGGGACGAACCGAAAGACGGGGTGAAGGGCGGATGGGTTCAGAACGGGCTGTCCCCGTGCGTGTACCCGACTGACGACCCGGACGAGATCGACGTGTACGTCATCCCGAAGTCGTTGCTGGAAGGAGACTCCTAGATGGCCGGCTACATCAGATTCCCGACAGCGGGATTGCTCAGCAAGTGGGGATTTGGCGACGGCGACATGCTGGAAGACGTTCTCGACGAATGGCTGAACGGCAAGTGTCCCGATGACGACTATGACTCAGACCCTCTTGGTTTCGAGCATCGAGTTCTCGTCCGCGTCGTCCGCGAACATGTCCTACCCCACATCACCACCCCCATCGAAGTCTACGAAGTCGGTACCGTCCACAATCCGATCCGTGCGGAGACCGTGAACGGGGTCCCGTGGGATTGGTACACGACAGACGTTGATGGACGCCTCGATCCGGAATTTGTGGACGTTCCGATTTCGGTGATTCTGTCGATTGCGGCCGACGAACGGGGAGACTCCTAGATGGCTGTCGTCGTCAAAGAAACCGGCTACTTCCTGCCTTACTCCAGTGAACTCGCAGGCGACCAACGAGTCGATCTCGGCTGGCCATTCCGCCGGTTCGCCGCCGCCCCCCTCACCGGGTTCGTCATGGACCTCGACCATCACGGGTGGTCTGTTGTGGGATGGGCTGCCGACCGTGACCCGGTTCACCTCGCCGAACATCCTGGCACTCGTCGGGTGACCTGGGATGTGAATATCGCTGAGATGGTTCAGGACTGGTGGTGGCTCGGCAAACCTGAGGAGGAGGACTAGATGTACGAGTACCGAGTCGAACTACAGGTGGCACGCCGCAACATGGCTCGGACAATCGGCGAGCACGAATCCGACAGTGATCTTCGGATCGATGTCCATTCCACGTCGCTGGCGGGAGCGTTCGCCGAGCTGCGTTCGCCGAGAGCCTTCAACGCCAATGAATGCTTGGAGGTTGCCCCCGGATCGTGTAGTTTGCCTGAACAGTGGCCGGACTCCACCCTCAACAAGGTGTCGAGACCACCCATAAGAGGAGGCCACCACCGATGCCCAGCCTCCCACCCCGACCGTGTGTTGTCTGCGGACGGCTCGCCACCGGAGGCCGCTGCCGCAGCCACCCGTACCGTAAACCGTCCCCCCGCGACCACCCAGACGAACGACAGAGACGGGCGATCCTCAACGACTGGCGTACCCGCGTCGGCAACATCTGTGCCGGCATCCCAGACCGGGACCACCCCCCACACCCCACCCCAGACCTCACAGTCCACCACCTCAACCCCCGAGCCCACGGCGGAACCCTCCAAGACGGCTGGACAGTCATCTGCCGCAGCCTCAACGCCCAACTCGGCACCGGACACACCCCAGGGGGACACCCCAGGGGGATAGCCCCCTCCAAATCAGAAACCGCCGAACCACCCGACGACCCCGCTCTACCCTTTCGCGTGGCGCCGGACGTTTGATCGAATGAGCGGAGGTGCCTGATGGCCAAGCCTGGACCTGCCCGTCGGCCCAACCTTCAGGTCGTCCGCGAGGGGAACCCGGGGAAGCGTTCGAAGCAGGATCTCGAGGGCGGGTTGCGGCTGACGCCGGAGGCGCCCGGCGAGCCGGACTGGCGTGCCTGGTTTCCGGTCACGAACGGCACCCATGCGGACGCGAACGGGCGGATGCGGGGGTGGGCTCGTGATGAGTGGCGGCGTGTGGTGCCGGTGTTGGACTCCCAGGGGATTCTCGCTTCGGTTGATAGGACGGTGCTCGTCGACTATTGCCTGATGTGGTCGCAGCTGCAGGAGACGGTCCGGGATCTGTCGACCCAGGGGATCTGGCAGTGGGGCGAGCGGGGAGCGATGAAGAACCCGTCGTCGACGGTGGCGAATCAGCTCCGCACCCAGCTCAAGTTCTATGTCGGTCAGCTGGGACTGTCACCGGTGGCGCGGGATGCGATGAACGCAGCCGGCGGGCCCGATGGCGACTCGCCGTTCGACTGAGCTTCCGGTCCCCCGCAAGGCGCTCGACCGTTGGCTCACGAAAGAACAGCTCGAGGAGGCGGTCGCTGCCCGGCCGGCCGTGTGGACTCCGACCGTCCGCAAGGTGGAGGGCGCATGGTTCGACCCGGACGCTGTTGACCGGGTACTGAAGGCGCTGTCAAATCTGAAGCATACGAAGGGCCGGTGGGCGCGGACCCCGTTCGTACCGGACCCATGGCAGATCCTCTGGGTGATCGCCCCGATCTTCGGATGGAAGCATCCACCGACCGTCGAGTTCCCGCAGGGGCTGCGGGTCATCCGCACCGCCTGGATCGAGGTGCCCCGCAAGAACGGCAAGTCGACGATGTCGTCCGGTCTGGGACTGGTGCTGCTGTCAGCGGATTCCGAGCCGGGCGCCGAAGTGTATGCGGCTGCCACCACGAAACCGCAGGCGGGGATCGTCTTCGGGGAAGCGTTGAAGATGGCGATGGCGTCGCCGGCGCTGCGCGATCGGATCGATCCGCTCCGCGAAGTCATCCGGTATCCGTCGACAGGCAGCATCTTCCGTGTCCTCTCGAAGGTTGCGGAAGCCGCCCACGGGCTGAACCCTTCGGGTGCGGTCATCGACGAGATCCACGTGCACAAGTCCCGGGGTCTGGTCGACGCCATCGAAACCGGCACAGGCTCCCGGGCGCAGCCGCTGGTCATCTTCATCACCACATCCGACGACGGTGACGACACGACGATCTACGGGGAGAAGCACAACTACACCCGGAAGCTGGCGGACGGATCCGTGACCGACGCCACCCACTATGGGGTGATCTGGGCGGCGTCGAAAGACGACGACCCGTTCGTTGAGGCCACCTGGAAGAAGGCGAACCCCGGATACGGGAAGACCGTGTCGGTCGAGTATCTCCGCAAGGAGGCGAACAAGGCGCGGGAAACCCCCTCCTACTTCCCGACGTTCTGCCGGTTGCATCTGAACCTGCGGATGCGGATCGAAGGGAAATGGTTCACTCCCCGCCAGTGGGACAAGGGTCTCGGCATGGTCGACGAGGCCGAGTTGAAAGGGCGGGACTGTTACGCCGGTATCGACCTGTCGAACGTGTCGGACTTCGCTGTGTGGCTGCTTCTGTTCCCACCGGTCGAGGGGGACCCGGACGGCGGCCGGTGGAAGGTGCTACCGAGGATCTTCGTTCCGGCCGAGGCGGTCGACCGGCGGGCACCGATCCGCAACCAGCTGATCGCCTGGGAACGGGCCGGGCGGCTGACCATCACCGAAGGCGACATGACCCACTATGACGCCATCGAAACCCAAGCGGAGAAGGACGCCTCGACGTTCAACGTGATCGAAGCCGCCTACGACCCGTGGAACTCGACGCAGCTGATCTCCCATCTGATGGAAAAGGGCATGACCGTCTGGCCGCTGTCCCAGTCGATCGCCAAGCTCAACTCGCCGACCAAAGAGCTCGAGCGGATGGTCGGCGCCGGCGACCTCAACCATGGCGGGCATCCGGTGCTCCGATGGATGGCACTCAACGCTGTCCTCCGCTCGGATGCCAACGGGAACATCGCAGCCGACAAGAAGAAGTCGGCGGACAAGATCGACGGTATCTCCGCCCTCGTCAACGCCGTCGCTGCCGCCACCCGCGAACGAGACCAGATCGTGACCATCGACGGTGACCTCGCCGTCTAGAAAGGACCCCCGCCCCATGACCGCTGTCGCTCACCTCGTCGACTACGTCGAACAGAAAACCGCCACCGTCGAACCACGCCGGGTTCTTATCGGAGCGGTCACCATCCCGTTCTGGCTGGCCGGAGCGGCCGTCGGGTTTGTTGTCCGGGCGTTGTTCGTCGCCGGCGTGTGGGCGTGGGCCGGCCTCACACTCGGATACCAGACCGGCCGAGGCGCCCGCCACTGATGCTCGGACGTCACTGGAGGGGCCTGCGACGCTGGCTACACGACCGGTACGGAACCCACACCCCAGTGTTCGACGCCAAATACGGCCGGTGCTGCGACCGGTGCTTCCTCCCGCTCCGATGGGACGCCACCACCGGCTCGTACATTCTGCGAACCCCGTTCGAGATGCATCCGCCGGTCAACAGGAAAAGGATCAGCGTATGACGATCCTCGACCAGATCATCAACCGGGCCCAGATCCTCGGCAAAGGCCCCGGCTATCCGGTCCCGAACCACCTGGCCGACTGGGAATCCGAACATGGCCACCGCGACGAGTTCGGACCGGTCGAATACGGCAACTATCTGGCCACCTCCAACGAGATCTACTCGGTGGCGAACTTCCGGGCCCGCCAGTTCGGGTCGCTGCCACTCCTCGGATACGACCGGCGCGGATCCGAAAAGACCGAGATCACCGCCGGCGCCGAGATCGACCTGCTGCACAAGGTCAACGAGCATTGGACGTTCGCCCGGCTCATGCGACAGACGGAACTGTCGATGGGCGTGTGGGGTGAATGCCCGTGGGCGGTCAACCGTGACAAGAACGGCACCCCCCGCGAGATCTGGTGGCTGAAATCACCCCAGCTGCATCCGGTACCGGACCGGGACCGGTGGCTGGCCGGGTTCATCTACGAGTCCGCCACCGGGGAACGGGTCCCGTTCCGGCCCGACGAGATCGTCTGGTTCCGCTATCCGAACCCGATCGACCAGTACGCCGGACTGTCACCGCTCGGCGCCGCCCGACTCGCCGCCGACGTCGCCTCGTCGTCGATGCAGTCCAACAAGAAACTGTTCTCCCAGGGGATGCAGCTGGGCGGGGTCATCGCACCCGCCAAAGACAAAGTCCAGTTCTCCTCCGAACAGGTAGACGACCTCGAGCGGCTCCTCGTCCGACGGTTCACCGGATCGGACAAGGCGCACCGGTGGGCGATCCTCAGGTTCGAAGCGGCCATCCAGTCGATGGGTGTCACCCCCAAGGACGCCGAGTTCTCAGCCGGCCTGTCCCTCACGTTCCGGCAGGTATGCCGGGCGTACGGGGTGCCGCCGCCGCTCGTCTTCGACCATCAGGATCCGACCCTCGCCAACGTCCGCGAGTATCAGCGGATCTTCTGGGAGCACACCGGCGTCCCCGAAGGGAACTTCTACGCCTCCGACCTCGAAGAACAGCTGCTGCCCATGTTCGGTGGCCGCCGCAAAGTGAACCATCTGGCCTGGGACTTCACCACCATCCCCGCCCTGCAGGAGGCTGCCACCGCCGTGTGGACGCGGGAACGTCAACAGATCGACGGTGGCAGCCTCCTGATCAACGAATGGCGCAAGTCGAAGGGCATGCCGTCCGTCCCGTGGGGCGACGTCTGGTGGGCGCCCGTTAACAAGGCACCGGTCGACGGCCCGGACGGGCCCGTCGCCGCCAACCAGGCCACCAACGGTGCCGACAACAGTGAGGCGGCCCGGGACATGAACCAGGCGGACCTGATCGCCCGCCTCGTCACCGCCGAACTGGCCGACGCAGGCCACGGAGGGTCAAGCAATGGGCATCACTGATCCACGTCAGACCCGAAGAGAGATGGGAGTGACACTATGAGCTGGCCTCTTGAAACCGACCGTGCCGAACCATCCCACAGCACGCATCTGGCGGGTGCCGTCGTCGACCGTTACGTCTGGGAGAACCACGAAGCCGACCACAACTCGCTTCATGCCCTCGCCAACGTCCTCAACGGGGGGGCGGTCGCAGCCGCCTTCACCATCGGCGACGAAACCGCCGACACGATCAACGTGGCCATCCAACTCAACGACGCGGCAGGTGACCCGCTGAGCGCACCGGCCGTGGTCGTAGCGTTCCTTTCAGCCGACTCGGCCGGCCTCGGCATCGAAGGGTCAGCCCCCACCGACGTGACCATCGGAACCGACGGGGCGATCATCGCCGAACTCGTCACCGACACCTGCTGGATCCTCCAGTCCGAAGCTGACGGCGACATCGACCTCGACATCGACCTGACCGACCCGGGCGTCGACACCTACTACCTCGTTGTCGTTCTGGCGGGCGGCTCGATCGCAGTGTCCGACGCGATCACATTCGCCGACCAGTCGTGACGGAAGGAGCTCCGATGAAGTACGAACGGGTCATCCAGTATGTGCTCGAAAACCCGTGGGCGATCCGTCCGGCCGCGCTCGGTGCGATCCTCGACATTCTCGCCGACCGGGCCCACGGCGAACCGTTCTCCGATCGGGAAATGGCCGAACAGTTCAAGGCCGCGGAGGCTGCCCGTAGGGCGCCCCGCCAGTCCGGCGCGGTAGCCATCATCCCCATCTGGGGGTCGATCTTCCCCAGGGCCAACCTGTTCACAGAAATGTCCGGGGGCACGTCGCTGCAACGGTTCGGATCAGCCCTCGCCGAAGCGGACCGGGACAGCCAGGTCGGGTCGATCGTCCTCGACGTGTCGTCACCGGGCGGTCTCGTCGATCTCGTACCGGAAACCGCCGAGCAGATCCGCAACACGACCAAACCGGTCACCGCGGTGGCGAACACGGAGGCAGCGTCCGCCGCCTACTGGCTGGCAGCCCAAGCCGACGAGCTGGTCGTCACCCCGTCAGGCCAGGTCGGATCGATCGGAGTGTGGTCCGCCCACGAAGACTGGTCCCGGTTCGACGACAAGCTCGGCGTCACCACCACTCTCATCTCGGCCGGCCGGTTCAAGACGGAAGGCAACCCGTTCGAACCGCTCGGCGACGAAGCCCGCGCCGCGTTCCAGAAGATGATCGACACCTACTACGACATGTTCGTCACCGATGTCGCCCGCGGCCGACGCACCTCCGTCGCCTCCGTCCGCGCCGGGTTCGGGGAGGGTCGGATGGTCACCGCTGAGAACGCTGTCACCGAAGGGATGGCCGACCGGGTCGCCACCCTCAACCAGGTGATCTCCGAACTCGCCGGTGCAAGCCAATCGAGGCCCCTCACCGCGGCCGCCGTTCCCGCTGTCGAACCGGCTGCCGCCGCCCCCGAATCCGACCTCTACGAGGCGCTCCTCAAGCACCTCTGAACCAAGTGTGCCCCCGACAAGGGGCGCTGGCCGCCGTCCAGCGGCCAACCACCGATCCGACGAGAAAAGGAGTACTCCCATGTCGGATAGCAACGTGGACACGCTGGCCGCCGAAGTCGCCCAGCGCCTGTCCGCCACCATCGACGAGAAGACCGCCGGTCTCGCCTCCAAGGAGGAACTGGCGGAGGCTCGCAACGCCATCCCCTCAGCCGAGCAGATCAAGGACGCCGTCAAAGCGTTCCTCGAAGACGACGACGGCACCGAGATCATCTCGAAGCTGAAGCACGGCCGCGGAGACGACAAGCTGGCCGGGTCGAAATACCACCGGAAGGGCATGACGGTCGCCGACATCGAATTCACACACGATGTCCTCGAAGCCGCCCAACGGTCAGGACGGTCCAAGGAGGGCCCGTCCGAAGAGCTCCGGAACGCGGTCGCGGCAGTGTCCGAAACCCGGCATGTGCCAGCGACGATCGCCCGGGCAGACGACGAACGACATGTTGAAGAGATGCGCTCCAAGGGCATCCTCGACGAGGCCGGCTACCGGCGGGCCATGTCGTCGATCGGTCAGGTGTACGGGGCGATGGACACCGCCGAAACCGGGTTCGGTCTCGAACTGGTCGGAGCCCAGTACATTTCGGAGTTGTGGCGGGGCGCCCAGGCCCGTGCCAGGGTGTTCTCCCTGATCCGCCAGTTCGACATGACCGATGCGACCGCGTACCTGCCGGTCGAGGCGGGCGTCCCTGAGATGCTGTTCGTCGGGGAATCCACTGCGAACAACAGTTCGAACTACGACACGGTGAAGACCGGGTCGGAGCGGGTGCAGGTCGACGCCAAGAAGTTCGTCATCCACCAGATGTTCTCCGGTGAGATGGAAGAGGACTCGATCATCCCGTACGTGCCGTTCCTCCAAGCCCAGGCGGCCCGGTCGGTGGCGTTACATTCGGACAGTCTCGTGCTGAACGGTGACACCACCAACGCCGGCACCGGGAACATCAACCTGGACGACGCCGACCCGGCCGACACCAAGCACTATTTGGCGTTCGACGGGATCCGTCATGCGGCGCTGGTCGACAACACCGGCAACGGCGACGACGTGGCCGGTCCGATCACCTACCGGAAGCTGCTCGACCTGCGGGGACTGCTGTTGGACACCACCTACGACCACGACTGGGGTCACCCGGACGAGGCCGAGGATCTCGTGTACGTCTCCGACCCGGAAACCGGCGACCGGATCGCCCTCCTCGACGAGGTGATCACCGTCGACAAGATGGGCGACAGGGCAACAGTCCTCACCGGCCAGCAGGGCCGGATCGGAATGCACCCGCTGATCAGCTCGATCCGCCTGTCCAAGACGGAAGCCGACGGGAAGGTGTCGACGACCGGGTCGAACAACACGCTCGGCCAGGTGGTGGCGTTCAACCGGACCGGATTCGTGACCGGTGTCCGCCGGCGTCTCCGCTTCGAAGTGGAACGGCTGACCGGCACAGATCAGACCCGTCTGGTCTGGTCGCTGCGACTCGGGTTCGGCCGGTACTCACCGACCGGCGCCGCCTCCGGCATCGAAGCGGCCGCCGTCGCCTACAACGTCGCCTTATAAAGCGATCTGATCGCAGTCCATCCCGCGCGGTATCGCGCGGGATGGACTGCGTATCAACCGAAAGGAGAACTCATCATGCGTGAAGTAATCGGCATCAACTCGCAGACGTCATCGTCCCGCTTCCCCCAGAAGCCGCTCGAGACGCTCACCGGTGCCCGCACGATCACTGTCGACGAGATCGACCAGTACCAGGGGTTCGCGTTCGACCCGGGCGGGTCGGCCCGAACAGTCACCCTCCCCGCCGAAGCCGCATCCAAGGGTGCGTTCGTGACGATCTCGAACGAAGCGGACGCAGCGGAGATCATCACCATCGAAAACGATGGCACCGACACGATCGTCACACCCACCCAGAACGAAGCCGCCATCCTCTGGTGCGACGGCACCAGCTGGTACGGGATGGTGGGAGCCTCTTCGTGAGAACGACGCTCCACGAGCGTCTTCACCGGAAGTTCCGACTCGATGGTGGCGGCTGCTGGGAGTGGCAAGCCGCGCTGGACTCCAAAGGCTACGGCGTGATCAAGGCCCCAGGAGGTCGCAAGCTATTGCGCGCCCATAGGGTCCTGTACGAACTTGTCCGCGCCCCCATACCGGCAGGGCTGACCATCGATCACCTGTGCGGGAACCGTTCCTGCGTGAACCCATTTCACATGGAGCCGGTGACACAAGGCGAGAACTCCCGTCGCGGTGGCGGGATGTATGTGGCGGCGGCGAAAGCTCGCGCTGCGACGCACTGCCAACGAGGTCATGCCTTCGACACGGCGAACACGCGTTGGCGGCCAGACGGGCGCCGTCAGTGCAGAGCCTGTACGGCAGCACGTACGGCAGCACGACGCAACCGCACGACGACCTAAGGAGGAGACAAGAATCATGCCCCAGTACTACACGGTCGGGTGGGACTACCGGTCCAGTCTCGGTGTTCTCACCGCCGGCTCCGTCGTCGAACTCGAAGACGACTTCGCGGCGCTCGTGAACCGGGACTCGCCGGGAATCCTCGACCCGGTCAACGACGAGAAGAAGGCGACAGTCGAAGCCGCCAAGCAGGCGCTCGCCGACGCCACCACCAGCCCCCCAGCAGACGACAGCGACGACCTGGACGGGCTCAACAAGAAGCAGCTGCTCGCCCTCGCCGCCGAACGTGGCGTCGACGTGGACAAGAAAGCGAAGGTGGCGGTCATCAGGGCGGCACTTAGAGACGCCCAGCCGGCCCCCGCCGCCGACGCCCCTCCAGCAGACGACGACGAGGAGGAGTGACCGATGGCGTCGACCCTCACCCACGTCACCGCCACCGACGACATCACCACCGAATCGGCCATCCTCAAATCGTTGGCCGTCACCGGCTCCGGCGCCGCCGGGGTGGCAGTAGTCCGACGTGGCGGATCAGGCGGGACGATCGTCGCAACGCTCAGAGCACCGACAGGCGACACCGTCACGTGGACTGCCGCCGACCCGGACGGGGCGCTCTGCGCCGACGGCATACACGTCACCGTCACCACCGCCGAAGTCACCGTCGAACACGAATAACCGGCAACGGGGACCCAACCCAAGAGAAGGGAGCATCCTCATGACGGTACGACCCCTACGCGTCCGCGCATCGATCACAGTAGGCGATCGCCACATCAGAGCCGGGACTCTGATCCGTTCCGACGATCCGATCGTCGAAGGACGAGAACATCTCTTATCGGACGTGATGGACGACCTTGGCATCAGTTCTGCCAAGAAGCCGGCGGCCAAGAAGCAAGCCGAGAAGGGTGACTGATGGCCCAGCGAACCGTGACGGTCACCGTGCTAGGTCGCATACCGCTCTCGACGAAAGCCCGGGTTCGCATGGCTGCCACCTGCTGCCGGCTGGGGGCGGTCCGTCTGGCGTACAAGACGGTGTCGCGGCTCGCCTATGACGTCAAGGTCGGGAACGGCCGCTGGCAGCGTCATCACCTCATCTCGGAGGTCCATGAGGGCGACGCCAAGGACGCCAAGTAGATGGCCATCAATCAGGGATACGCCACTCTCGCCAGTCTGAAAGATTTCGTGGAGGTCTCCGGCACCGCCCACGACGACGATCTGGAAAGGGCTGTCGAATCGGCCTCCCGGAAAATCGACAAGTACGCCGGGCGGATCTTCTACGACACCGGCTCGGCGACCGCCAAGACGTTCCGGGCCGACGACCCATACGAGTTGGACGTCCCCGACTTTCACACCACCACCGGGCTGGTGGTGAAAACAGACACGACCGCCGACGGCACCTACGACACCACCTGGGCGTCCGACGACTATCAGACCGAACCGCTCGACCCGCCGCCAGGATGGCCCTGGTGGTGGATCACCGCCATCGACGACGAAACCTTCCCAACCGGAGGACGCCGGGCGAGAGCCCAGATCACCGCCCAATGGGGGTGGGCGGCAGTCCCGGTCGACGTCACACAGGTGTGTCTGGAGCTGGCCGCCGAATCGTGGAAGCGGAAAGACGCCCCGTTTGGTGTCGCCGGATTCGGCCCTGATGGCGCAGTCCGGATCTCGTCGTCAGAGCTGCGGGTCCTCGAACGAATCCACGACTTTCAGCGTGTCATTCTCGGAGCTGTCTGATGGCCGGGAACACGGCCGGCGCGTTTATCACCGCGCTACGCGACCAGCTGGCCACCCGGGTTGCCGCAGACGCCGACTTCGCCGATGTGGGCGTCTACATCGTCGGCGAAGGGGTCAGCGCGCTCGACGAAGCGATCTTCCTTGTCCGACCGGACGACCCCATCCGTTTCACTCAGGAGCATGCGGCGTTCGGCTCTGGCCGCCGCAACGACGACTTCATCGTACCGGGGCGGCTGCAAGTGAAGTCCTCCGGTAAGGCGTCTGAGTCCTCAGCGACGTTCGCCGCGGCCATGACCCGCGCCCAGGATCTCCTTGACCATGTGATCGAGGAGATCCGTGACGACCCGCCCGCCGTCGGCAGTCAAACCCTCCGGTCGATTGTGGCCGAAGGGAACCACACCCCATATCGGACTGAGGATGGGTGGGCTGTGGTCACCGACTTCAACATCGACGTTTCCGTTCGAGTCCCCTAACCCCCGGAGGATCCAATGGGTTCCGTAAACCATCAGCTGATGTACGCCGAAGAGACCGTGGCTGTCGGCACGCCGGTGACGGTCACCGAGTCCGTCGAGTTCGTGTCCGAAAACCTGCGGCTCGGCATCAACTATCAGGACAGCCGGGGAATCGCCGCCGGCCGCCGGTACGGCGGTACCGGCCGTCGGGAAACGTCCCGTGGGGCGGGCGGCACCATCACATCCGAAGTCCCCTACATTGGATACGAGAAGTTCTACGAGATGCTCCTCGGCACCGTGGTGACCTCCCAGCCGGACGATGTTGGCGCCCCCACCGTGTTCCTCCACAAGTTCAGCCCCGGGTCGCTCTCCGGCCTGTCGATGACCATCCAGAAAGGCATCGAGGATTCGGGTGGGACGGTCCGCCCGTTCACCTACAACGGATGCAAGGTCGTCTCCGCCGACTTCAAGATCGGCGCCGACGAACTGCTCATGGTGGACTGGGGGATCGACGCGTGGAACGAAACCACCGGCACCGCCCTCGCCACCTACACCGCCCCCGACCCGACCATCTTCGCCTACTCGGAGGGCGGCGTGTACAAGGATGACGTGCTGCTGGCGTCGGTCCGGTCGGTCCCGTCGCTGAAGATCGCCAACAACCTGCGCACCGAACGCCGGTTCCTGGGCGGATCGGGCATCAAAGCTGAGCAGATCAACCGTCCGCTCGACTCGATCACCGCCGCCCTCGACGTCGAATTCCAGAACCTGACGGACTTCCACACGCCGTTCACCGCCGACACTGATCTGAAGTTGGAGCTCGAGTTCATCGGGCCGGTCATCGAAGACGTACAGACGTACATCTTCCGGATCACCGTCAACAACTTCCATTTCACCGGTGACACGCCGACCGTGTCGGACACCGAACTGGTGTATGTGAACGTGCCCGGCATCGGCCTGGACCATGCGTCGTTGGATGCGGTGACGATCGAACTGCAGAACACGACCACCTCAGTGTGACCGTCCGAGTCGAGGGGCTCCGGGAACTCAACCGGGCGTTGCGGGCGGTCCCGAAAGAGTACCGGGCCGAACAGAAGGCCATCCATCGGAAGGCGGCTGAGCCGGTCGCCCGGTCCGCCCGTCCGAACGCGCCGGTCCTGACTCGTCAACTGGCCGACTCGATCCGGGCGTTGGGTAGCCAGCGGGCAGGGACAGTCGCTGCCGGTGGCGCCCGCATCCGGTACGCCCGTCCGATCCATTGGGGGTGGCCCGCCCGGAACATCGCACCGCAAACGTTCCTCACCGACGCGCTCGCCGCCAAGGAGGAGACGGTGGTGGACATCTATTTCAGAGAGACCGACCGGCTTATCGACCGGGTGTGGAACAGGGAGATCAGATGAAAGTAAAGGTCGAGATCGACGGCAACACCGAAGAGGTGGACATCTCATTCGACAACCTCACCCTCCGCGAGTCCGTCGCCGTGCAGAAGGAAATCGGGAACGCCGAATGGGACGAGTTCGTCAACGAGCAGGTGGCCCGGCCGACGACGATCCTGGCGGTGATCGCAGCGAAAGTCCGCAGCCGCTACCCAGACGTTGACATCGACCAGGTGGACGTCGACTTCATCACCGAAGAAGCCAGTGACGCTGAGACGGGGCTGGACCCTACCGAGACCGGCTAGCCAGATGGCTGCCGGTCTTTTCGCGTGTCTACCGGATGCAACCGTCCGAGTTCTGGACGCTCACCGGCGCTGACTTTGCCCGGTACCTCGAAGACCTGAAGGAGTACCCCGATGGCGCGACGTAGCTCAATCGTGCGCGTCTCCGTCATCGGGGACGCCACTCAACTCAGCCAGGCGTTCCAGTCCGCCACCAGGGACACCCAGGCTCTCGGCGAGAAACTTCAGAAGACCGGGAAGGACTTCACCCGGAACCTGACCCTTCCGATTGTCGCCGGGTTCACGCTGGCCGGCCGGGCCGCCGCCGAGTTCGACACGTCGATGACAAAGATCGTCACCCTCGTCGGTGTCGCCTCCGAACAGGTCAACGCATGGCGAAGCGAGGTGGCCGGGCTGGCCGCGGAGACCGCCCAATCTGCTTCCGGGCTCGCCGAGGCGCTGTTCCAGGTCACCTCTGCCGGTTTCCGGGGTCAGGCAGCGATGGACGTCCTCGAAGCGTCCGCCAAAGCGGCGGCTTTCGGTCTCGGTGAGACGGTCACCGTCGCGGACGCGGTCACATCAGCGGTCAACGCATACGGTGCTGAGAACCTGACTGCCGCCCGCGCTACTGACATTCTCACCGCCGCCGTCCGCGAAGGAAAGCTCGAAGCGGCGTCACTGGCCCCGGTCATCGGCAAGCTCCTCCCCACCGCCTCGGCGATGGGGATCGGGTTCGAGCAGGTGGCGGGCGCGTTGGCGGTCATGTCCCGGACCGGTCTCGACGCATCAGAAGCGTCCACGTCGCTCGGCGCGATCTTGACGTCGTTGCTCAAGCCGGGGGCCGAAGCGTCCCGCGTCCTGTCAGACGCCGGTCTGTCGATGAGCGACCTGCGGGAGATCGCAGCCCAGCCGGGCGGTCTCATCGACGTGATGCGGCTCCTCGACGGTGCGCTCGGCGACAACGAAGAAGCCCTCGTCAAAGTGATCCCTAACGTCCGGGCGTTCCGGGGTGTGATGAACGTCCTCGCCCAGGACGCCTCCATCGTCGACTCGGTTATGGGCGGGGTCGCCGACTCGGTCGGGCTCGTCGACAAAGCATGGGAACAGTTGAACGAGTCGCCCGCCTTCCGGCTGAAGCAGGCGGTCAACGAACTCAAGGTGGCGGGCACCGACCTCGGCGCCGAGGTTCTCCCCGCCCTCGCCGATGTAGCCCAGGCGGTCGCGGGGGTAGCGAGGGCGTTCCGGGAAATGTCCCCCGCCCATAAGCAGGAGATCATCAACTTCGGGCTGCTGCTCGCCGCGGTCGGTCCGGTACTCGTCATTCTGGGGAAGTTGGCTACCGCGTGGAACGCCATCAAGGTCGCCGCCGCCGGTGCCGGGGCTGCTCAGGCGGCCGCCGGGATCGCCGGGGCAGGGGCTGGGGCAGCAGGCGCGGTCGGTGGTGTCGGAGCGGCAGCCGGTGGGGCGGTCGCCGGTCTGACCGCACGCCAGGCCGCACAATCCCAGTCGATCGCTGCGCTCCGGGCGTCCGCCACCACCGCGGGAGCCTCCGCCGCCGCTTTCGCTGCCGCCGTCGCCCCCATCGTCGCTACCACCGCAGGGCTGCTCGCCGCCGAAGCCGCCTCCAACAAGCTCGGCAGCGCCCTCTCACAGAAACTGAATCCCGGCATGGGCGAACTCAACATCCAAGTCGAGGATGTGCTGTCGCCCGGCCGGTGGCCGCGGCTCATCGACACGATCCGGGACTCGATCGACGCCACCGAAGACGCGACCAGCACGTACGGCCGGTACCGCAACGCTCAAGAACAGTCCATTTTCATGACGACGCTCCAAGCTCAGGAGCAGGAAGAGCTCAACCGGGTGTTCTCCCGGTTCGCCCCGCCCGGCGTGGTCCCCGCACCGGACACCACAGAGTTCAACCGGCGTCTCGCGTTCGCTTCGGAGACCATCCGGAACTTTGCGCGGGAACAGCTTGCCCTCACCGACCCGGTGCTGGCCCGGGCGTTGGCAGAGCAGCGCGCCTCCCAAGCACAGGATCGGCTGGTCGAAGTGTCGAAGGACAAGACGGCAACCGACCGGGACCGGGAGGCGGCGGCTATCGATGTGCTCGTCGCCGAAGCCGAACTGGACGCCGTGTCGAAGGACCTGGCCGACACGATCTCCGGTCCGACCGTCGACGCTCTCAACGCGATGATCGAACGGTCCGGCCTGCAACATGAGCTGTTCCGGTTCCTCATCGACGACGTCCGCGAATACGACTCTGCGCTCCGCACGCTCGGCGTGTTCGTCACCAGCGAAGGCCGGGTGCTGCCAATCCGTGACCTGGAACGGGAGCTGATCCGCATCGGACAGGAGGTCATCGACTGATGGCAACCTTCACTTTCGGACGGATCGGCGCGGCAGGCGACACCACCCACGTCACCCTCGAGTTCATCAAAGCGTGGCGCATCTCCGCTGACGGCCGCCGCATCCGGCATCGCATCCGTGGTGAGGCGGTGAGCGCCACCAAAGCCGACATTGAGGCGCTCACCAACGAGATGACCCAGATGATCGGCCAGGCGGTCGCGCTCACCTTCTCCGAGTACGCCGGCGGCGACCGGTTTTACACCCTGTCCGACGTCGACATCGACATTTCGGACGAGTCGTTCGCGGATGCCGCAGCCAACAACATCCCGTTCGATCTGACAGTCGAGGAGACCGGATCGACGGGGGCGGTCAAGTTCGAGTCGGCCATCCAAGGATTACTGATCGACAACGATTACGGGCTGATCGAATCCGAAGTCGACTTCACGTGGGCGCCTCCAGCCGGGGCACACGCCATCTCCGACGCCGGGACCCCGACAGCGTTCGACCGGGCGACAGTCGACGGGACCATCCGGGTGTTCAAAGACGTCGACAAGACGCTCGCCCCCACCTGGTCGGTTGCCCCCGCCGACTATTACAAGGCTGCCACCAAGATCACGCTCGGCGGTAAGACCCGGACCGGGCTGGACGCCCCCGAAGACCTCACCTCATGGAAGATCTCGACCGGGATCGTCGACCTGTTCGCCGACGGGGTGAACGACGGGGTCCTCAACCTGCAACATTCGGTCGATCAAACCCCGTACGGATTCAAGATCAAGTTCGCGTCGACAACGGCGATCCCCGCCTGGAACTATCCGTCGATTGTTTACAATACGCCCGAGGTGTCCATCTTCAGTATCACCCGCGACGCCGACGAAGCCGACCCCACCTCGTTTCTGCACTACCTGGAGATCATCGCCCGACGGGGCATGCCGTTCTTCATCCTCCGGTTCGCATGGACTGGCAACGCCGTCACATGGTCAGTGGACCGGGAGACCACCGACGCGGCCACCGCGATCACACCGGCCGGGGCGTCAGGGAACATGGCCGTCGAAGACTCAGCCAACGACGCCGACGGGAACCGCTGGTTTCTCGGCGGATGGGAACATTCCGCGGTCGACACCACCAACGGCGGTTTGGACTGGCCGGCCACCAAAGAAATCGCGTTCGTGCTCGGCATCGAAGACGGCGGGTCGGCGGCGGCCGCAAACGACGACACGGGGGCGGTCATGTTGCAGGCGTCGGCGTGGCTGTGGGAGATCACAAGGTCGATGAGACGATGAGAACCATCATCGACCTGCCCGACAGTTCTCAGGAGAAGATCGAAGCTCACATCGAGAAGTTCCGGGTCCGGCATTTCGAAAGGGGCGGCACCGACGAGGGCATCTGGATCCGGTCCGGGAAGTGGAAAGGTCGGGGGATCCGGAACGGGACCCGGCTGTGTGGGGTGGAGGTGAGGAAACCTGATGCCGCTCCATGAGCGGGTCGAAGATCCGGGCCGGTTCACTGTTCCCCTCCGACTGGACCTGACCCCGGAAGCGGTACTCGCCAAGATCGTCCGGCGGGGCCACATCGTGGTCATGCCCGGACAGCTTCTCTCACCTTCCAAGCATTCCGACGCTGACATTCTCGGCAACGCCCGATACACGGGGATCGTCCTCGAGAAGGAACGGCTGACGGAACGGAACACATACAACATTCGGGGTCCCGGCCTGGTCCGCTGGCTGGCAGACGCGGTACTCGCCCAGAACACGACGTATACGACGGCTACCACTGTCGACGAGATCCTCGCCCCGATCGCCAGCGGCGGGATTCTCCCGCCTGCCATCCCACCAGGGACGATCACCACGACAGGGGTGGCGGCGTGGCCGGGCGGGAACTTCGAAGAAGCGGACACGTCACTCGACGCGTTGCGTACCGTCACCGAAGCCCTCAACCTGGCGTGGAGGGTGGACCCGGACGGCATGCTGGATGCGTGTCTCGCGACCCGTGACGAGGTGAACAAGACGACCCTCGCTGCGATCACCCATGTGCTCACCCCGGAAGGCTGGGGCGATGATCCCCTGTTGAAAGGGGTGGAGGCGGTCCGGTTCACGTCCCGGCTCAACGCCTGGAATCATGCGACGAGGGTGATCCTGGTCGGTGTGAACTTCGACGGGTCCCGCCAGATCATCGCCTTCAAAGACCGTGCCACGATCGCAGAGAAGGACCTGCACGGGAATCAGGCGGTCATCAACGTCGAAGTGTCCCAGCCTCCAACCGACCAGTCGATCGACGTGGACACCTACTTCGATTCGATGCTCGACCAGTACGACGCCGAAATCGAGATCGAGTTCGAAGCGTTGCAGTGGGAACTGTCGAACGGGATCATCCGGGTGGGGGATCATCTTGGCGTGTACGCCCCGCCGTCGGTGGTGGACGAGGCGAACAAGCGGTGGCATCGGGGCCGGTACATGGGGCTGGTGCTGCTCCAGTTGACCGAGTATGTGACGAAGCTTCGCCGTGGGATGGATGTCCTGTACCGGGATTCCGACGCTGTCTACACCCGGTTGACCCCGTATGTGGCTTGGGAGGTCTAATGCCTAGTCCTGGCATGTATGGGCGTCTCGGGAAGACGCCCCGCAGGGTGAAATCGAACCGGACTGTCCGTCCGCCGACTGAGGGCGGGCAGGCGTCCCGCACTGATGTGACCTCGACCACGTTCGGTGCTAACGAGGACAAGCCGTCTACGAATCCGCTGGTGGCGGACCTGCCCACCTACTTGGCGGGTCACTTGGTGGTGTTGGGTGTCACCTGCGCTGACACCAACGCGGCGGATATCCAAACCCCGTCCGGGTGGGAAGTCGGGGGGGTCTCCTCCGACGCCGAGGATGGGGCGGTGTTCTGGCGGGTCATGGACGGGTCGGAGGGTGCCACTGTTGATGTGCCGTTGGCGTCGGTCGCCCAGTTCGCGGTGTCGATCGCGTGGGTGCATTCCGGGTTGGATTTCAGTACGTTCACCCCGGACTTCTCTGCGTTCTCTGCCAAGTCGAGCACTCCGAATCCGCCACAAGTGACCATGTCGCATGGTGTGAGCACCTACGACGTGTACGTGTTCGGTGGCGGTCACGACGCCTCCGCCAACGCCGAAATCTCCGACACGGCCGACTACGAGCTGCTGGTGCAACGGAAGACGGGACCGGGCGACACCACCGGGTTCCTGGCGTACAAACGAGTGGCAGACACCGACGTTGAGGACCCGGACCCCTTCACCTCGTCCAACGCGGCGTTCGTCGTGGTGACGGTCGCTGTCGCCGCGCTGGGCACGCCCGACCTTGCCACCGGGGATCACACACACGTGGAAGCGGACATCACCGACCTGGCGCACAATGACGCTGACGCGATCCACGACAATGTGGCCGGTGAGATCGCGGCGATCACCGCCAAGGCCACCCCCGTTTCTGCCGACTTTCTGGTCATTGAGGATTCGGAGGCGTCGAACGCGAAGAAGTCGATCACACTCGCAGACCTTCCCGCCACCTCCGCCGCGCTGGACGATCTCACGGATGTGACAATCACCGGCACCCCGGCCGATAACGAGGTGGTCGCCTATGACACGGGAACATCCGAGTTCATCAACCAGACCGCCGCGGAAGCAGGCCTTGCAACGTCGGGGCATGCCCATTCGGTAGACGACCTATCGGATGTGGACACGACCACCGACGCTCCCACTACCGGGCAGGTGTTGAAGTGGGACGGGTCGAACTGGGTTCCCGATGACGACGACACTGGGTCGGGTTCGCTGCCGTCCGGGACCACCGCCGGGGATCTGGCCGTCTACAACGGCACGTCGTGGGTGCGGATCGGTGCCGGGGCGAACGACACGGTTCTCACCGCTGACTCGGCGCAGACTGAAGGGGTCAAATGGGCTGCCGGTGGTGGCGGTGGAGCGCCGGACTATGCGTATGACAAGACCGACAGCGCCGACGCCGCCGACATCCAATGGGACGGGACAGTCTCGGCGGGGATGACCACCGTCACCGTGTCCGGTTCAGAGACGCTCACCGAGAAAACCGGTGTGCTGTCGGTCCTGTTCTCCGGTCAGTCAGCCCAGGACTTCAACTGTCTGCTCGCCGCACACACGTTCAGTACAGGCGATTCGTTCGCTGTCCCGGTCCGCTATGTGGGGAACGCCGGTATCGGCGACGCCGGGGTGATCTTCACGGACGGCACCACTTCCGCCGCGAACGGGGTGGCAGCGCACATTCAGCAACACTCCAACGAGGGCAACACGCGGGTCTACACCCGGCACGGCACCCTGACAGCCATGGGGACCGTGTCGACACTGTTCACCTACCGGGCAAGCCCGCTCCCATGGTTGTGGCTGCGTCTCACCTATCAGGCGGCGAACACGTTCCGCAAAGAACTCTCCCCCGACGGGATCTCGTGGACAACCGTCGGCATCGCGGATGTGACGAAGACGATGACCCCCACCCATGTCGGTGTCTGCTGGTCGGTTGATAACACGGCGGCCGACGGGATCGCCACGTTCGGTCCCATCATCAAACTCGCCTGAGAGCGTCCAGATCGCGAAAACCATGCGAAAGGCCCCTTGGCTGCCCGCGTCTGAAAGGAGCCGAACATGGACTGGCAGATAGCCCTCAACGTCGTCGGCTTCATCGGCTTCGGCCTCAACCGGCACGCCCTAAAAGGCCAGGAGACACTCGATGCCCCCTGACTTCCCATGCTGACCGTCGCCGTGAAGGTCGGCCAGCTCGTATCCAACGGTCTCATCGGTGCAGGCGTCGTCGTCGTCGCCCAAGCGTCCGCAGTGTCGGACATCGACCGGATCATCGGCGGCTCGGTGATCCTCGGTTCCGGACTGCTCGCCCTCCGAATGATCCTCAAGGCCGCCCGCCACGAACGCGAATCCGCAGCCACCATCCAGAAGGCCCTCGTCGATCGGGTGACGGATCTCGAAACCGACCTGGTCGACGCCCGCATCCGCGAGGCGGAACTGCAGGAGAAGTACGACAGCGAACGTGCCCTCCGGATCAGCCTCGAACGTGCCGGAGTCGCAAACCGCCGCCACGACGACCTGCCCGACTCGGACGACATCGACGGCACCGCCGTCTGACATGCGCGCGATCGCGCGCACCCGTACGCAACGAAGGAGGCTCCATCATGGAGATGCTCACTGGAATCGTCATCGTCTCGACCGGCGTGAAACTGGTCATCGACAAGCTCCGCAAATGGCTGCCCCGCCTCGACGGGGACCTCGTCAACCTCGGCGCCCTCGGCCTCGGCTACGCCGCCACCTACCTGCCCGACGTCGTGACCCTCGACTCGGGGTCGTGGACGGAACGCATGTCAGCGGCGATCTTCATCACCGGCACGTCCGCCCTGTTCGCGCAGGCGACGAAGAAGACCGAACCGATGGGCGTCTGATGACAGTCGTCTCACCCGCCGAATGGGGCGCACGCCTCCCATACGACGACCGGGCACCCATCGGCACACCCCGCGAGCGTGTCGCCCTCCACTACAACGGCGGGCCCATCTCGAACTATGACAAGGGTGTGTCCTTCGAGAAGGCGGCGCTGCGGGCCATCGAGAAATGGCATATCGAGGGGAACGGCTGGGCGACAGGCATCGGCTACGGGTTCGCCGTCGGCCATTCCGGCACAACCTACCGGCTGCGCGGCTGGTCATCGTTGGCCGCGCACAAAGGCGACTACGACCGTGACGGGGTGGCGGAGAACTTGGAGACCCAGGCGATCCTCCTGATCCTCGGCGGCACCCAGCCCATGTCTGAGCCGATGAAACGGTCCGTCGGGGAGATGCGTCTCGACTTCGAACAGAACCAAGGGCGAGAGTTGGTCCTGATCGGCCATCAGGAGATCGCCCAGCAGGGCACCGGCACCGCCACCCAATGCCCCGGGCCCGGGGTCATGGAGTATGTGCGGGCGAACCGGCGTCTCGGCAGCGTCCCGGCCGGTGAGCCGATCATGGGACAGGCGAACACCACGGCCGCGGACGCCGTCATGTGGGCCTCCGGGAAAGGCTCCGCCCAGATCTTCGTCGACGTGACCTCCATCTACTACGACGTGTTCCCCGTCTACGGGGTACGCCCCGAAGTCGGGGTCGTACAGGCGTTCTGGGAGACAGGTGGCGGCCGGTTCGGCCGGGCGGTCACACCGGGCCATCACAACTGGTGCGGGCTCAAAGTCACCGAACCGACCGGCGCAGACAACGACCCTGACTCTCACGCCCGGTTCCCCACCGACCGGCACGGGATCATCGCCCACGCCGAACACCTCCGCCTCTACGCCTCGAAGGTCACACCCGGCGCGATCGACCCCCGCCACTTCCCCTGGCTGGCCGGTACCGCCACCACAGTCCGCAGCCTCGGCGGCAAATGGGCACCATCAGCCACCTACGGCGAACGGCTCGAGCAGCTGCTCCGCGAGCTGGCCACCGGTGCGGACCTGTGGCCAGCCGGTCTCGAACCGCACTTCCGCCAGTCGTGGCAGTGGGCGAAAGAGAAGGGGATCGTCTCGGACTCGTCGATGCCTGACGCCACCGTGTCGGACGAACGGCTGATGGAGTTCCTTCACCGGGCGCTCACATGAGTGAGCTGTTCGCAGTCGACTATCCGATGTCGGTTGATAACCGACTATCCGACAGGAGGTGCGGCATGTACGCCTGGCTTCCGTGGCTGATCGGCGGCACCGTGATCGTCGTGATCTCTCTGCTCGTACTGTTGCCACGCTTGTGGGGTGGTGACGACCCACCCGGCTAGCCTGGATCGTGAGGGCTGAGCCGTTCCTGCGAGTACATACGGGGTAGGTCTTCCCTTGGCCCCTCGGTTTTCCTTCGGGAGAATCGGGGGGCTTTTCCTATTGCCACCGCCAACACTGGAAGCGAAGCCGCATACACCAGCGGAGACAGCAGCAGCCCCACCGGCACTGACCAGCGGAACGCCCGCCGCCAATCCTTCCCCCACGCCCACCAAGCGAAAAGGACCACACCCACCGGCAGCACATAAGAAGGGGCGTTCCGCAACGGTGCCAGATTGAACCCGTCCACATACCCGACGTCCTGAGACAACGCCGTCACTGTCCCCTCAACGCTCACCGTCGTCGTAGCGACAATCAGGGTGGATAGACCGGCGAACCAGCCCGCAGACCACACCGCAGTACGCCATCGTCCCGACATGAGGAACCCGACCGCCACAACGGCAGGCCACAGTCGCAGCCCGACCGCCAAGGCGAGACACAACCCCGCCCACTTCGGTCGAAGCAGAGCTGCCCCGATCAGTAGGGCTCCGACGAGGAACGTGGCCTTGCCATGTCGGTCCACCTCGGAGAACGGCCACACGACGATGAGCGCCCCCCACCACCACGGCCGGTTCAACACTCGGAGAAACAGTGCCCCAGTCAGCGCGACGAACACCGCCGCCATCGGCACTAACTGTGTGTCTGTGAACCAGACGAACGGGACAGACAGGGCTATAGCAATCGGGGTGCGGAACGCGGCCACGTCCAGAGTCCCACCAAGTTCAGAGACGGGGACATGCGGGGACTCCCCGAGAACCATTTGACGGGCGACGAGGGCGTCCATACGGAAGTCGTCTGACCCTCCGGACACATGCCAGCATCCGAGAAGGATGACGACGAAGGCTAGAAGGAACCGTCTCACTCATCCTCGTAATTGATGGCGTAGACAGCGTTTACCAGGCGGGTCACGTTCTTCCGGGTGTAACGTTTCGTCGTGTCCGGTCTCGTATGTCCCGCGAATGCTTGCGCCGCGAGTAAATCACCGGTCCGATCGTAGACCTCTGTGATAGCCGTGTGCCGAAGCTCATGAGTGGTGATCCGCGGTATCCCCGCTTCCTCCGCCACCTTCATACACCACTTCCAGACGGTGCCCTGAGTGACATGGACCCGTCCGGCGTGACCGGGAAAAACGAAGTCGCCGCGCCGTCGAACATACCGAAGGTCATCAAGGAGCGTCGGATGGACGGGTAGTTCCCGTGTCCGGTCGCCTTTGCCGATCGCCGTGTACCAGCTCATCTCCCGATCGAAGCGGGACCACTGCGCCGACGCTATCTCTGTGACCCTCAACCCGAGGTAAAGCCCGAACATGACGGCGGTCCCTTCCGGCACCCAGTATCGGGCCGTCTTGTGCAGGAGTGTCGCCCGTTCGCGTTCGAGTGCTCTGCTCCTTCCCTGCGGCTGGGTGGGGACTGGGATCGCGCCGAGGGGTGCGTCGATCCCCTTCATCCGATAGAAGTATTTGAGGGCGGACCTCAACTGGCCGCGAACCGTGTGGGACTTGTGGAACGCCTCGGCCATCTCCTTCATCGTTTCGGCGTTGAGGGTGGCGAGATGTAGCCCCCGCTGGTCGCACCAGGCTTCCGCTTGGCGCAGTCGCATCTCGTAGTTGCGGATCGTGTTGTCGGTGCGGGTGTGGGCGATCAGGAAATTCCGGTATTCCCCCATCCACACAGGATGAACCGACATGTAGTCGAGTCGATGGGCCTCTGGTACTAGATCCGCGTACCCGTTCAGGCGGGGACCTTTGCTGGCAATCTGATGTGGGTTTCGGCTGTGTTCCGTGTCCGTGTGCGCACCAGGAGATGCCAGTGCGGACCGAGCGCACAGTCGCAGTCGGCGTAGACCTCCCAGATGCGGCCCTGCTGTTCGATCTTGTATTCGACGCCGTTGATGCGGTAGATGCTGGCGGTCATACCGCCACCTTGATGGGGAGTGTTTCGGCTTGTAGACCGGTCCAGTAGTCTGGATTCGGTAGGTGCATCATGTCGTCACGTTGGAGCCATCCGGCTGTGACGAGGGCGTTGTCGGGGTGGTCGCGGGGGAGCGGGGCGGGGTAGGAATTCAGATAAAGCGGCTTATCTGCACTCAGGTCGCGAAGACTCTGTGCCTCCTTCTCGACGGCGACGATCTGATGGATCGGCTCGTTGAGCCAGTTGTAGTCGGTGCCGGTGGCGAGGGCGATGGCAGCTAGCAGGCGGCCCTCAGCGTCGCGGTCGGCCGATTCGACGCGGCTGATGATGCTGCGGCTGATCCCATTGTGGTTCAGGATGCTCGCACACTGCACGGCGAGTTCTGTCTGGCTCATGCTTGCGCCCGCTCGGGCCATTTTGACCCGCCGCGCTACTTCGGGGTTCCCCGGTATGCCTTCCCGTTTCATGGCGTTCCTCTCTGCTCGATGCTACGTGGCAATGTGGAATATACGCACCTTGCGCACCACGTGTCAAGCGGTCTCGTCAGTCACGAGCAAGATGCTTGACAGTGCGTCGCTTGCGCATTACGGTGCATTCCCATGGCTGGAACATCGCAACGGGACATGGCCGACGTCATCTTCAGAACCAGAGGACCCGGCTACCCCATCCTCTCCTTCATCGCAGACAAACGAGACGAAGACCCACCGGCCTCCTGGAAGGACATCGCAGACGCAATCGCAGAGATCACCGACGGCGCCGTCGAGGTAGGCCGCGACACGATCCGCCGCTGGCACGAAGCGGCGCTCGAGGCCGTCGCATGACCTGCATCTTCTGTGCCGACTGGGGCCAGGCCGATCCGAACTGCGGGCACTACCTCGAATCAGGAACCCTGACCCCGGCCGGATACGCGTCGAGGGCTTGGAGGAACGCCCATGTTCTCGGCGGCAGGGCGATGCGGTACGCCGCCGCGGAGAACAGCCGAGGCGAATGGTCGAAGCTCGACCACATTGGACGGCAGGCGAGGCTGGCGCTCGCGGGTGGATGGAGGGCGGCATGACTCAGATTGTCTACCGCCCACACCGACACAGCGAGCACATGGAGGAGACGCCTGACTACAGCAACACGGGAGCGATCGGGATCTGCGAGTGCGGCAGGTACGTTCGGTGTGGCCCCTTGATGGCAGGTGCCGTCTTCCTTAAATACTGCTGGTTCGAGATGTCCGACCGGCAGATACGCAAGGCCCGCAGGATCGGGGAGATCCCAGGCGGTGCCGCGTGAGCTTCTTGTACCGGATCGATCTGCTCGTCCGCCTGTCCGAATGGCGGGCTGACCGGCGTCTCGCCCGGAGCCTCCCATGGTTGATGTGAGAGTCCCCTGCCTGATCTGCACTGACGCCGTCATTGATTCGACGGAGCTGACGTTGATCGCCAACCAGGACTCGATGGACTACTCGTTCGTTCATTGCGGAACCGAGACGAGACGGTACGCGGACCGTGACATGGTGCAGGTTGCGTTGGCGCTGAAGGTGCGGATCGTCCACGCCGAACCGCCCGTCCGCACCCACTGTTCCTGCGGCACCCGCCTCTTCGATGTGGGCGGGATGGTCGCATGCCGGAACTGTGACACTCCGATGCCGGGGCTTCCACCCTCAGACCGTCAGGTCGTCCGATGAGGATCTTCCGTCTCTTCTCAGCTTCGGGCTGGCCGATCGGCCCCGACGAAGAAGTGCTGCTGTGCGGGCCGACACGTAGCGGCGACCGGGAGGTGCATCTCGGCACGTTCCCGAACCGGACCGCCGCACGGCTGTGGCTGCGCGAGCGTCGGGAAGAAGTGGAACGGCTCGAACGGCAGGCCGCGCGATGACCCGCATGAACGTGCAGGAACGTCTCCGAGCCCGCCGGAAGATCCTCGATCAGATCGATCAGGACGAATGGCACTCCCTGACCCGCGCCCGTCGGAAGCGTCGCCGCGACATGCAGAAGGCATCGCGACGGAGGAACCGATGATCCGCACTGTCTGGGAGCAGACCGACATTCCCGGCGTCTGGGTGAACGCGGGCGTCGCCTTCGACTTCCCGGCAGCCGACTGGCGGACCGTCATCCTCGTGTTCGCTGTCGGCTGGCTGGCCACGTTCGGACGGCTGGTGTTCACATGACCGCGCTCGACCTGGCGACCAAGCATTGCAACGGATGCGACGAGACGAAACCACTCTCGGAGTTCCCACGGAACAAGACCAAAAAGGATGGCCGGGGGTCCCGTTGCAATGCGTGCGGCCAGACCAGCGCTCTGGCTTGGCAGGCTCGCAAACGGGGGGAGATGGGCGACGAGGCGTTCCGCGAGTACCAGCGAAAGGCGACCGCCCGGTCACGGGCTCGAGATGGCGGCAAGGCGAACAGGGCCTACGTCGCCGCGTACAGCGCTGCCCTCCACGCCCTGCGCGACCTTCACCGCGACCAGTTCGACGCGCTCCTCGCCCGCGAACGATACGAACGGGGACTCACATGACTGCCCGCACACGAGCCGCGGTCGAGCATCGTTTCTTTGACGGCCAATACGCCGTTCATCTGATGGTCGATGGCGCGGTCGCCCTTCCCCAGCTCGTGGAGCTGATCGAACCACCAGATGAGGGTGCTTCTTTGACCGATCCGTGGCTGGTTCTTCCCGGGGAGGCCCTCCACGCTTTATACGAGGCGATTGGCGTCGCTCTCGGGAAGCACACCTGCGATAACGGCGTCCTCACGGAAGCTCTCCGCATCGAACGGCAACGGGTGGCAAAGCTGCTGGACCATGTCGTAGGCCAGGTGGACGCATGATCTGGCTGCTGCTCTATCTGACTGTGGTCGCCGTGATCCTCGTCGCCAACCACGGAGCCCACCGATGAACCGTCTCTCCACCGACATGCAGATCGTCGGCCTCGTCCTGGTCGTCTGCTGGCTCGTCTTCTACCTAGGCCCCGTGTTCTTGAAGGCGCTGATCGACCCGTACGCCGACGACTTCGACGATGTCGACGAACTGGCCGAGCGTGACCGATGACCTTCCAAACCAACGCCGTGCGTCGCGCTCTCATTGATCTGAAGCGGCTCGCCGTCAAGTACCCGTGGAAGGGTCAGCAGGACATCCACCAGCGGCACCGGATGATCACCAACAGTCTTCTCGAGCCCGACCGGCCGATCTGTGTGATCTACACCTACGACGTCGGCTACCACTCGTCGGGCTGGTGGCGGAACAGCGAATATGAACGGTGCTTCCACCTGTCGTTGTCGCACCAGAAGCTCGACCCGGCCGGCTGGCAGGTCGGCATCGAGGCGCCCACCGACTCGGAGATCCGCGAGTGGGCGAAGCTTGCCTGGCCAACCGACTGGAAGAAGGCGTGGCTTGAACCGCCTGCGTCGGTCCTCTCAATCGACGTGTTGGAGCAACGCAGGTATCCCGGGGTTGGCCATGTCCGGCTGTTCCTTGACCTATCCCTGACCCCGATCCTGCCGACCGGCGAGGTCTACAACCTGAAGCCGCTCGCTGACGGGTCCTCACCCGAGAAGGTCTTCCGATGACCTGGCTTCTGGCGGAACGCGACAGGAGGTTTCCCGACCGGCAGAACCTCCACCCACGGTCGGGAGGGGAGAGGCCGGGCTGACCGGATCCTGGCAACCACAGCCCTGGTCTCTCCCCAAGCACAACTGAAACCAGCGGCATCGACCCCCCGTTAGGAACGCCGATGCCGCCGATACGGAAGGAACAATACATGCGATTCACTGTCGACCGGGACACCCCTCCGGGTGCCCCATATCAGGTGGGCCGAGCCTATTCGGCGTCTGAGAACCGGATCGAGGTCTGCCCGGTTTGTGAACGGTCCGCCCATACGACCGTCGAAATGGGAGCGGACCGGGGTCGCCGGTTCGTGCCGGTGAGGGCCTGATGATGAACCGGATACCCGAAGCCCAAGTCGACGGGGAGATCGCGGACCTGACCGCCGTCACGTTCTCCGGTACCGCACTCATCGACCGGGCGCTACTCCGTGACGAGCGTCTCGCGTTCACCCTGATCGGCACGGTCAAGGCGATCAAAGTGCAGATGAAGAACGGGGCGATCGTCCGCACCCACACGATGGCTGTGGAGACGGTCGCCGAGGAGGTTCTCCGGTGGTGAAGCGACCAGCCGGTAACTGGGATGGCCCTTATGGTCGAACTGATCGAGGTATCCGCGTGAGCTGCCATACGGACGATCCGCTCCGCGACCTGGCCGTCCTCGTCCAACGGCTCGCCCTCTCCCTCGGCTACGACCGGACCGCCGAAGAGGCCGGACACATCATCGACAGTCTCGACGCTCCGTCGGAGTACGCCGAGGCACCGTTCGGTGCGGACCTCGAAGCCGACGCTGGCCGGGAACGTGCCATGGAGCGTGCCCCGTGACCACCGAACAACTGTTCGAACTGGTACGCGACGCCTACTCGTCGGCCATGTGGGACGAAGACTTCCCGGCGTTGGCAGACCTCGACGACATGACCCTCGACGATCTGGACGGCCTGCTCGGCCAACTGCTGGTGCTCCGTCAGACAGTGGACCGGTTGAAGGGTCAGACTGAGGCGGCGGTCGCCCGACTCCTCGGGGAGGGTGGCGCCGCCCGGGTCGGTGACGTCGTCTACCGGTACCGGCCGAAGAACTCTCAACGTGTGGTCGACCCTGACGGTCTGATCGGCTGGCTCGGTGCGGACTGGCATCACGTTGTCCCCGTCACCCGATCCACCACGCTACGACGTGGCGGATTGAAGGCGGTGTGTGAGCAGCGGGGCGTCGAAGTGGCAACCGTCGAGGACACGTTCCTCGAATGGGAGACGGGCGACCCGACAGTAGAGCGGATCCCCGTCGACAAGGCGCCGAAGTTTCTCCAGGCACTCAACGACGGTGAGACGATGAGGAAGGTGTCCTGATGGTCGATACGACGGTCGACACAACAACGAGCGACATCACTTGGAGTGTCGCCGGTCCGAATAGCGGGCGTGTGTGGGAGGCGATCGCCGCGGTGATGGCCGAATTGCCGGGCATCGAGAAGGCGTCCCGCAACACACAGCAAGGCTTCGACTTTCGCAGCATCGACGACATCACGGCGCAGAGCCGCAAGCTGTTCGGGAAGCACGGCCTGGCGATCGCCCCGCGCGTCCAACGAGTGGACTTTGAGCCAGTGAAGTCATCGAAGGGAACCGACGGATTCCGGGCTGTGGCCTACGTGGACTATCTGATCGGCCACTCCGAAGGCGGCGAAGTGGGAGCGTCGATGGTCGGTGAGGCGATCGACTACGGCGACAAGGCGACATCGAAGGCCGTCCAAATGGCGTTCAAATATCTTCTCACCGAACTCCTACAGATCGGCTCGGGTGGGGACGACCCGGACGGCCAATCACCCGACGTATCCCGTCCACAACCTCAGGCTACCGCCCACGTCGAAGAGCTCCGCACCTATGTGGCGTCGCTGGTCGGCGGGGATCTCGACGCGGTACGCGCCTATGTGACAGAGGCGATGCGCACCCTCGGCCTCGAGAACCCGCTGTCTGAAGAGGACTGCCAGACGATCAAGAAGCATCTCGCTGAACGGGTCCAGGCGGGACCGGACGAGGCGCCGTTCTGATGGTCGACGAACGCACTACGGCGACCGGTGCTGTCTGGTTGGACCGGCTCACCTACCCGTATTGGTGGCTCCTCGAAGTGTGGTCGACGCTCCGGTTGGATCGGGTGCTCGGTATTTCGGGGCCGTGGTGGACCCGCCGTGCTAAGCGTCGCGCCTTGTGGGATGCGGTCGCATGGTGGGACCAATGATGGACCCGCTCAACATTCTCGCCGACCTGTACCAGACGACCCCCGACCGCATCCTGACCGTCCGTAACGGCCATCCGGAGACTGATGCCCGTCAGGTCTTGTTCTGGTATTTGCACTGCTGGCAGGGCATCCAGATTAAGGAACTGGCCCGCCGGTTCCCGTGGACGGAGACGACGATCGGCTACGGGGTGCGCCGGGTGAACAAGTCTTTGCCGCACAATCCGGAGCTGCGGGGTGTCTGTCTGGCGTTGTTGGAGATGCGGATGGTGGCTGCATGACCGTCCCTGTCACCTACTGCCGTAGCCGAACCTGCGGGGCCCGCATCCAATGGTACCGGTCGTCCCGGGGCAAGCCGATACCGGTCAACGAGAAGCCAAGCCCGAACGGGAACATCCGGATCGATGCGGACTTGTTGGGTGAGCCGGTGGCGGTGGTCGTGTCGGATGGGACCGGGGATCGTCTCGCCCATTTCGTGACCTGCCCGGAGGCTGACCAGTGGCGGAAGCGGGGCGCCTGATGGACCTGTCGAAGGAAAGTCAGATCGAGAGGGCCACGTCCCGTAACCGTCGCATCTGCCCGGACACGGGGAAGGCGCGAAAGGACTGTGTCTGCTGGCCATGCCGGAACAGCCGGAACTCGCGGAGGGGGAAGGCGGGGCAGCGGCAGGCCCGCACTGCGTTGCGGCTCGCCCCGGAACAGTTCAAAAGCCGGGAAGGCAACGAGGAAGCATGGAGAGCTCGAGTCCGGGTCGAAGTCAAGTCCGGCGCCCAAGTGAAGCCCATCGCCACCAGGTATGTGGCGGCACGTAACCAGTCCGACGCTCACCGGGCGATAGGAGACCTGCGTCCGTTCGTGTTCGCCGCGGTCCCTGACGGTTCTGACGAGCTGCTGATCATCGCCAAGAGGGATTTGTACGCGGTGGTTGAGGCGCTCGTCGAAGAATGGGGAGGGTCGGCGTGAACGAGGTCGTGTGGGTCTGCCAGGACTGGGACCGGAAATGGATACAGGACGCCGACTTCAACCCCGAGAAGCATCTGTTGAAGGGATGGGCGCATACGGGTCGCTGCGGCTGGTATGAGCTTGTCCCGCGCGAGGAGGCCGCATGAAACGGAGTGCCAAAGTGGTGGTGGTTTGCGGCGGGGTGCTTGCGATTATCGGCTCGATTACCGGCAACGTGGCTTCCACTATTTACGGCTGCTTTCTCATGGCTGTCATTGTGTGGGGCGACCGATGACTTGGAAGACCGATGCCCGTAGTCTTCGCACGTTCGGCCCGTACACGTTGCATTCGGAGCGTGACGGGCAGGAGACGGCGCATCTGGTCGCCTTCCCTGACGGCCGGAAGGTTCGTGTGGTCCCTGACGGCCGGAACAGTGGTCAGCGTCGATCTCGGGTCACGTCAGAAGCTCTCGCAGCGATATGCGAGCAGGTAGGGGGCGTGGAGCACGCCTCTGAGCTGGCCCGCGACGGGATCAACCCGATCATGGACCCGGTCGCCTACCTGGTCGGCTGCCTCGCCGTTGCCGGAGGAGCCTGGGAGATGGTCCTCCCTGAGGTGACGATCGGAGAGTGGCTGGACGGCTGGTTCAACTGGCCCGGCGATTGGTCGTTTGACACGCGCGACACGTCGCGTGCCCTGCTTTACGACCTGGACACGGCTGGCTGGCAGATCGTCCGGAAGGGGGACGCGTGATCTGCCCGATGGTGAAGGGCAGCCCGAAGGCCCGGACGTGTCTGCTATGCGGAACCGAGTTGGAGGGGCGCCGGATCAAGTGGTGCAGCGATGAATGCTCCGACACGTACTGGCGGCACCACGCGTGGGGGGTGGCGCGTCCCGCGGCCCTCCGCCGTGACGGCTGGACGTGCGTGCGATGCGGCCATGTGGGCTGGTCCGATGTTCCGCATTCGGTGCTGACGATCCAGCACCACGACCTTGACCTCGACCCGCCGCCGACCAGCGAGGAGGATTGGGCTATCGCGCTCGGCCTCCTGGACCCGACGGACCTCCTGCCCCTGCGGGAGTGGGCTGCTGACTCACGACGCTACAACCGGATCCGCACCACAACGGACCGGCTGCCTGATTCGGTCAAGGCGCTCGTCCGGTCCGAGCACAGACGGCCCCGACCATGGTGGCAACAGCCGGGTAAGCATGAGCTGGAGGTCAACCACATCGTCCCACGCGAAGGCCGCGGCTACGGCAACGGCTGTCACCACCACCTGGAGAACCTCGAGACCCTCTGCCGTCCATGTCACGTTGACGAGACACGACGCCAACGGCTCGATCTCCCGTCGTGGCGACACGACCCCCGGCCGGTCGAGATCCTGTTGGGCAGGGGTGTGCAGGAGGCGATGGTCTGATGGCTTGGGTGAGGATCGATGATCGCTTCGATGAGCATCCGAAAGTCATGGCCGCCGGCCATGAGGCCATGTGGCTCCTCCTTCGGGCGTTGGCGTTCGCCAACAGGGGAGAGACGGATGGGCACATCCCTGCTGTGGCCTTGAGCCGGATCGGATCTGAGTTCGGCCCTAAGAAGCGGCAATCACTTGTTAGGACCCTCGTCGACGTCGAGCTGATGCACTGTCCCGGCCATGACTGCAACCGGTGCCCTCAGCCCTCGGACGGATGGCAGATACACGACTACGCCGACTATCAGCCGACCCGGAAGCAGAAGGACGCCGAGCGGGCCGAAGCGCGCGAACGGATGGCGAAGGTGCGAGCGAAGAAGAAGCCTCGTTCGGCAGATGTTCGGACCGAACACGACACGAACCAGAACCGAAGTTCGGATTACCCCGTACCCGTTCCCGTACCCCAAGACGCGGGTTCCTCTGATCCTGTTGAGAACGGCATAGGGGGGGTCCAGGGGGGGAATGCCGAATTCGACCGGACCGTCCGGACTGTCGCTGAGGAGATCGCAGACCGTCGCATCCGAGAGGACGGTTTCCCAGTGCGAAACCGGGAGGGCTACATCCGGGGGCTGATGAAGTCCCCTGAGGTGCGGAATGAGGCGATGAAACGTAGCCGAGCACCGGCGAACGTCCTGGAGCTGTTGGAGGGGATCGGACGTCCCATCGATGAAGCGAGGGAAGCATGAACGACGGATCTTGGCTGCATGACGCCTACCCGAACGCCCTGTACCGATGGCTCAGGGTGAACGAGCGGATGCGCTGTGACGAGAACGGCGTTGAACTCACCTACCGGCCACGCCGACCCGTCGACGTGATCTGCGGGGAACGGACGATCAGGCCGGGCATTGGGGGCTTCACCGAGCGATTCCACTTCCGCCCTGACCAGTCGATCCCCCACGAGGTCGTGTGCACTTTTGTGGGAGAGCACGGGGAGGCGCCTCACGTCGGGGTCCCCGCCGAATGCGCCGACATGGAGTGCCAGATGAGCCGTCTGATGTCTGTCGCACTCACCGAACAGGCCGTCCGCGACCGCCGCAAAACCGTGACCCGTCGTCTCGGCTGGAAGTTCCTCACACCCGGCGACCGGCTGACCCTGTGTCGGAAGGTGCGGGGCCGTAAACCGGGTGAGCCGATCGTCCGGATCTGCGACGTTGAAGTGGTTGATGTTCGCCGGGAGCGCCTCGACGCTATCACCGACGACGACGTGATCCGGGAGGGGTTCCCTGACGACTGGAATCACATGACCTTCGTCTTGTTTTTCATCCGTCGGTTTCACGTCACCTACGACACTGAAGTGACCCGGATCGAGTGGCGGTACCTCGATGAAGCGAGGGAAGCATGACCGTTGCCGAACTGCGTGAACTCCTCGAATGCCTGCCGGGACGGTTCGACGAGACCGAAGTGATGATCTACACGACGGACGGGCTGGTTCATGTGTCGACGGTCGAGTTGGATCGACGTGAGGTGTCAGCGGAAGGGTATTCGCGGATCTGGTCATCACTGCATCACGAGCCGCTGTCAGATCGGGCTCGCCAACGGAAACTCCGCATCAACGGGCGGCCCCATCGTCGCATCTGGCATGACCCGCCGCCAGCGTGGCGCCTTGAGGGATGGTGGCCCAAAGAGGCCGCGGAGATCGGCCTCGAAGCGAGGGAAGCGTGAGCGTCTGCGTGGAGAAAGACTGCCGCCGTCCCTCCTGGGACCCGTCAGGCAACCCGAAATCGAAGTCGAAGCATTGCATCGATCATCATCCTTCCGGCCTGTCTGGGCCTTCGCTGGCGGTCCAGTTGCAGAAGGCCCGTGACGACATCACCGATCTGGAGGCGGAGTTGCGCGCGACTCGTGCTGTGGTAGTGACGGAACGGATGGAGAAGAACACCGCCGACTTCACCCGCCTCGAGTCCGTCGCGCGAGCCTTGTTGGATGCGCATGATGTGGAACATGCCCTGACGGGTGCTGCGGTCGGTGGGACTGATGGCCGTCCGACGGTTCGCCGCCGCAACGACTATCCGCAGCCGGGAGCATCGACTGCGGGGGCACGGCGTGCGGCGAGGGATTTGCGTAAGAGCCTGGATGGGGCGGTGCAGGCGTTTGAGGCGGCGAAGCAGCGGGAGTGGCGGCGGGCTGTCGGCGATGAGCAGCCTCCGAAACTGAAATGCGGGATCCGCGGCTGTGCGGCGAGGGGTGTGGAGGTGCCGGCGTGGAGGTTCGTTCGTGGCGGCCGTCGCATCGTCAAATCCCATTGTGAAGCGTGCGGTACGGCGTTGCCGGGCGCTGTGAAAAGCGAGGAGACAGCATGAGCGTGAACCTGGACCGGCATTTGGACGTGGCGGCGAGATGGCTGATACGTCATGCCGTTGAAGCGTGGGCAGAGGAGGGGTGGGAGAACCTGGGCGACTTCGGTGAGTACGACTACGAGCGGATCTGTGAGGCGGCGACGGGGATGCTCCCAGAGGATGTGACTGGCGACGAGTGGTCGGAGACGTACGAGTTCTTCGCCGCGCGAGCCGAGGGTGAAGCATGAGCGTCAATCTGGACCGACTGAGAGAAGCGCGATTCGCGTTCAGCACTTGGTTCATCGACACCGGACCGTGGGGGGACGAGATAGCAGACACTTTCAACGAGTGGTGCGATTTACTCGACGCGGCCATGGACGCTCCCCGCGTCTGGTGGTGTGAGAGCCATGAAAGTGCTATGTGGCGCGATGTCATTGGCGACGGAGAGTGGCACTGCGATCGGAAGGGGCTGCCGCTGTATCGCGATGCGTGCAAACGCGTGCGGCGTGTGTTGGTTCCTGTAGAGGGTGAGGGGAAATGAGGGTCTACCCGTCGGTGCAGGACCTGAAAGAGGCCCGTCTGAATCTCGGAGCGCCCGGCGATCTGGTTGAGGCGCTGGTGGCAACAGGCATAGATGCCCTGTTCGCTCTGCTCGACGGTGAGACGGTGGAGATTGGCGGCGTGCGGTATGTACTGGCTGTAGAGGGTGAGGGGAAGAGATGACTTGGCGAGATTTGGCGTTGCGCTACCCAGAGTTCGTTCAGTGGGCGGTGCAGAAGCATGGGCCGTTGCCCGATGGTCCGATCCGGCAGGAGGACTATGAGCGGCTGAAAGCCGAGTTCGAGGGTGAGGGACGATGAGACGACAAGACCTGCGTGAAGCGTGCCACGACATCTGCTGTAAGGGCGAGGCGGACGTGCTGCCGCTGGTTACCGACGCTGATCTTCGGTCCATGGCCGACGAACTGTTCCCGATCCTGCTGGCGTGCGAGGGTTGCGGTGGGAGCGGCGAGCATGATGACTCGTGTCCTACTCCTGATGGCGGTTCCTGTGGGTACAAGGTGCGCTGTCCGTCTTGTGCCGGCTCAGGTCATGATCCGAAGGTACGGGCGGTGCTGCTCGGGATGCTGATAGACGTGAACCAGTGGCTGGGAGGCTCCGATGAAGGAGACGAGAGCGATGCGAAGTGACGATATAATCCACCCTCCCTGGACC